AGCTGCGGGCACTGGCGGACGGTCACGACATCACGCGGCTCGCGATCGAGACGCGCAAGGACCAGATCGAGAAGCTCGAATGGACCATCAAGTCGCGCAATGAAAGCAGTCCGGCCGCGGACGCGCCCTCGCGCATCGAACGGCTGACCGCGTTCTGGCGCCGGCCGGACGGCGAGCAGCCCTTTGCCACATGGCTGCGCGAGGCGCTCGAGGATGTCCTGGTGCTCGATGCGCCGGCCTTTGAGATCCGCCGCAACCGCGGCGGCGACATCATCGGCCTCGATGTCGTCGACGGTTCGACGATCAAGGTCCTGATCGACGACACCGGGCGCCGGCCGCACCCCCCGGCACCGGCCTACGAGCAGGTGATCCACGGCCGGCCGTGGCGCCTGCTGAGCGACGACGAGCTGATCTATCTGCCGCGCAACCGCCGCCCGCACAAGGCCTACGGGTTTGGCCCCGTCGAGCAGATCGTCGTCACGGTCAATATCGGGTTGCGCCGGCAAATCATGCAACTGCAGCACTTCACCGAAGGCAACATCCCACCCGGTCTGATGACCGCCCCACAGGATTGGAACTCGCAGCAGATCAAAGAATTCCAGGACTGGTTCGACTCGATGCTCGCCGGCAATACCGCCAACCGCACGCGGCTGCTGTGGGGGCCGGGCGGCGTCAAATACCAGGCGTTCAAGGAGGCGCCCTACAAAGACGAATTCGACGAGTGGCTGGCGCGCATCGTCTGTTACGCGTTTTCATTGCCGCCGACCGCATTCACTCCACAGGTCAACCGGGCAACGGCGCAGACCGCGCAGGAAGCCGCTCTCGCGGAGGGCTTGGCGCCGCTGATGGGGTGGGTCAAGCGGCTCGTCGACAGCGTCATCCAACACCGGATGGGCCACAGCGATCTCGAATTCGCCTGGTCGGAGGCGCGGTCGACCGACCCGAAGGACCAATCGGCGATCCTGACCGGCTATGTCAAGGACGGCATCTTCACCTTGAACGAGGCGCGCAACATCCTTGGGCTCGACCCGATCGCCGGCGGTGACGAGCCGATGTTTCTGACCGCTCAGGGGCCGGTGCTGCTGCGCGACGCCGTCGCGCCAAAACCTTAGTTACTCACGCCGAGATTGCTTCGTCGCGGAGCCTGTCCTCGGGCGGCGCATGGCGCCGACCCGGGGGCTCCTCGCAATGACAGTCATTTGAGCGTTATTGCGACCCTCGGCTCGACCGGGGGGAAGCAATCTCGATCCGCCGCTTTTGCCGTCTGCATCTGAAGCTGAAACCCGAGGAGCCTCCGATGAGCGTGCTGCCATCCGACATCGTCGTCTATGGCTCCGCCAACATGCCCGAAGCCGACGGCACCACTGTCGGCGGTGCGGTCGACTTCACCCGCCGTGTCGCGTTTTACGATGTCAGCCCCGCCGGCAGCCTCGACGTCGTCTCGAGCTCGGCCAGCGACACGGCGACCAAGATCACCTATAGCGGGCGCGACGCGACCGGTGCGGTCCAGAGCCAGACCCTGACGCTCAACGGCCAGAGCTGGGTCACCGGCTCATTGTCGCTGGAACGGCTCCTCTACGCCGCGCTGTCCGGGGCGAGCGCCAACGGCCCGCTGGCCAATCCCGGCGGCACCGCCGCGGTCGGCGACGTGACGCTCGCCGCGCACAACTGCGTGCTGCCGTCGGGCGCGGTGACGACCGACGCGACAGTGCACACGGCGCAGACCGGATCCGCCAATCACAGCGGCACGACCCCGGCATTGTTCAAGCTGCAGTCGGGTGACGGTGCGGCGGTCTCTGCCGGGGAGATCATCTGGACCAAGGGCGGCACCGGGCCCAACCAGTTGCGGCAGATCATCGCCACCAGCGGCTACGGCACCGACGTGGTTGCGGTCAGCCGCGACTGGGGCACGGTGCCCGACGGCACCACGACCTACAAGATCGTCCAGGGAATGTTGTTCGAGATCGCGCCAAACCCAGTCACGGCAGTGATCCGGATGTTTGCGACGAGTGCGGCCGACGTGCCGGCGGGCCTGCAGCGGACCTATTACGAAAAGCTGTTCGTCGTCAACAACAACACGGTGACGGCTCTGACCGGGGCGCAGATCGAGGTGGCGAGCGAAACCCCGAGCCTGCCTTCGGGAGCGCTGCTGGACCTGGCACTGGCGACGGCCCTCAACGACACGGGCACGGTCGCCAACCGCCAGACCGCCCCGTCCTCGGGTGTGGGCTCCTTTGTTTCACAGCCCGCCTTTGCCGGCGTGCCGAGCCCCGGCAACCTGCCGCCCGGCGCGGCACCCAACGCGGCCGGCGCGCAAGCGGTGTGGCTGCGCCTGACGCTGCCGGCCGGCACCGCCGCCTACAAAGGCTCGGCCGATCTCAGAACGCAGGGCACGACGACGTGAACCACGGAATCTCGTAGAGACGGGAGCGCTGCCGTGGAATGGATTTCAGGGAACGTCTTTATCCGGCCGATGGGCGGTCGCGATGGCCTCAGGCCGGGCGAGGTTGTCGCCGGGCATACCCACAATTTCGACCACACCACGATATTCTTTGACGGCCGGTGGCGGGCGCGTAAGTGGTGCCGTGCGGTTACTGAGAATGGTGAGCCGGCGCTGCTGCCGGATGGCAGTGCGGCCTGGCTGCTGGCCGCCGATATTGAGCGCGACGGCCCGTTCCATCTGTTGATCGAAGCCGAGGCGCGCCACGAGTTCACTTTTCTCGGCACGCCGGTGCCGGCGTGGATCGAGTCCCATATCGCCAAATTGCCGCCCGAGGAGGAGCGGGCCGTCCGCGGGCAATATTCTCGTGCAGTCGGCAGGGCCTGGTGCGTCTACTCGCACCGCACTCCGCAGGGCGATGTCTCGCTGCACGACAGCGGGTGGCACGAGGCCTATCGATAAACCACGGGTGACGGGTATGCCCGAGCTCCTGCTGTTCGGCTGGGACCATTCAACCCAGTCGGTGCCGAAGCCATCGATCGCGCAGCTCGCAGCCTTGCCGAAGCGGTGTGACGTGATCACCGTGCAACCGGATGGATGGCAGTGGGGTAGCGAAGAACTCAGCCATCCGTGGTTTCGTGTGCTGGCCTGGCCAGCCTCGATGGCTGCCGATGCGCAGGCCCTGCTGAGCCCGCTGCTGCCAGCCGTCGATATCAGCATGAACGCGACGACCTATTGGCAATATCGCGGCTTCTGTCTCGACCTGAGCAACGCCCTGGTGCCGCCATCGTTGCGCGCCTGGTTCGCCGACGACACGCGCACGGTGCCGCGGCTGGTTTGGAGCGCCGCAGGTCCGATGACCATCGCGGCGATCAAAACGGCCCGGCCCCCGATCGCCGTCCCCCTCGGCGGGGAGCTCTGAAGTGCCCACCGTCGTCAAGACCATCGGTTCCGCCGGTGGGCGCGATTATTCGACCTTGGCGGCCTGGGCCGCGTCGCTGCCCGCGAACCTCGTCACCGACGGCAACAGCTATCAAGGGAACTGTTATAACGACAGTGAGTTCAGTGGTTCCTCCAACCTTCTGACCCTGTCTGGCCACACTACCGATGCGAGCCACACGATCACCCTGACGACGGGTGCGGGGCAGAGCTTTCGCGACAACGCCAACGTCCAGACCAACGCGCTGCGATACAACTCGGCGAACGGGGTTGCCATCCGCAGCACGGTGACCTACGCGGCCACGATATCGGTCACAGATACGAACGTCTTCATCGAGAACCTCCAGGTCGCCAACTCCGGCACCCACGGCGCCGTGCTCTGGGCCCAGGGCGTGACGATCAGGATCGACAACTGCATCCTGGCCGTCACCAACACGGCCAACTCCGCCGGTTACATGTTCAAGGGTTCTGCGGGCATGACCGTGACCAACAGCCTGCTCTACTCGGTCGGGAGCCCTGCGTATTTGGTGGGAGGCTCGGTCGACTCCGGGGTGGGCGGCCCCAGCATGTACTTCTGTACCATCGTCTCTCCGAGTGACGCCGCCACCCCGCCCGCGGACGCGGTCAGGTCCTTCTACGCGACGGCGATCTGGGAGAACTGCGCGGTGTTCGGCTGCGCGGCGATCAACACCGGCGGCACGACTTTTACCTTCACGAATTGCATGACCGACGTCGCCAGCCCGCCCTCGGGATGCACCGGCGGCAAGGCTTATGCCAACCAGTTCCAGAACACGACCCTCGCCAATGGCGACTGGCGTGAGAAGCCCGGTGCCGATCTGCAGGGCGCCGGCACCGCGGACGCCGCCAATGGCGCCACCGACATCGCCGCCACGGCACGACCGCAGAGCGGGAAGTGGGATATCGGATGCTGGGAGCTGCTCAGTTCCGGAGCCGTCTTGACGATCGATCTGGCATTGCCGATCGAGCTCTTGACGATGCAGCGAGCCGCGCCGCCCGGCCGCCTCGAACTCGTCGCGAGCCAGCAAGCAGACGGTGTTGCCGCACTCGAGACCTTGACGATGCAGCGGGCCGAGGCGCCAGACGATCTGGAATTTGTCGCGAACCGGCTAACGGACGCCGCCGTCGTGCTCGAAGTCTTGCTCACGCGGCGCGTCGATCCCGGGACGGCAATGGAGTCAGGGGCATTCCTGCGAGGTGATATCGGCTTGCCGGTCGAGCCTGGCGGTGGCGTCGCGAG